TTAAAAGCCAGACAAAAATCGAGGATAAGGAAACTTACACTAAGCAAGAACTTGAAGAAATTGCTAAACAAAAAGCTGACGAGCTGCATAGACAGCGCCAGCAAGAGGAATTTATAGAGCGCCATAATGATGCGGTCGATAGCATTGCTAAAAAGGCAGGAAAAATCGACGCAGAATTTAATGATAATTTGAAAGGTATGATTGATACGCTTGGCGCAGCGCCAATGTCTTTGCAGCGCGCGATTGTCGATTTAGAAGATGATGGACCGGCTGTGCTCGCCGCTTTGGTCAAAGACGAAGATGAAGCGGCGCGCTTTTACAAAATGAGCGAAACAAAAGTCGCTATTGAATTAACGAAACTCGCAGCGAAAATTAACGCGCCTGCGCCTAAGCCGAAGCCAAAACTTGTATCAAGCGCTCCCAAGCCGCCGCCTGTCGTCAATACGAATGGCCGAACTGGCGCGGTGCTAAGCGACAAGTTGAGCGATGCGGAATGGATGGAGATACGCAACCGCGAAGTTGCCGAAAAACTTAAACGCCAAGGGCGTTGACAAAAACATAAGCAGCGTTTAATAACGCTGCTTATTCGCCTCTTGGCCGGCTTATAGACCAATGCCGCCCTTCCGAGTTGGGCTATAATTAACTCGTGGGCGCTCGCCTAGACCCGATTGAGCAACGGGAAACCATCGTTTCTCTATAGCTCTGGGGGCTTGTATGCCTAATTCATTACTTACTATTAACATGATTACGCGCGAAGCTGTGCGCCTTTTTAAGAACACCAATCTTTTCATTCAGAATATCGACACTCAGTATGATAGCATGTTCGCCAACGCGGGCGCTAAAATCGGTACGTCCGTTCGCGTCAGGCTCCCTAACGATTATACCGTTTCAAATGGTCCGGCGCTTTCGGCGCAGAATACGGACGAACAATCGACGACGCTCAATCTTTCGACGCAGCGTCACGTTGACGTTGGCTTTACCTCTGTCGATCTGACGATGAGCTTGGACGATTTCTCGTCACGCGTGCTTGCTCCGATGGTTAACAATCTTGCCGGCAACGTGGCTCAGACCATCATGCTTGGCTCGGAAGGCGGCGTTTGTAATTTCGTCTCCAATGTTGACGGCGCTGGAAACATCATTACCGCTCAACAGAACCAGTATCTTGTTGGTCGCGCTATTCTGGCGGACAATTCCGCGCCGCTTACCGAAGGCGCAAACATCGTTGTCGATCCGATTACCAACGCGAATTCGACTTCTTCGCTGACTGGATTGCTCAATCCTTCGACGGAGATTTCCGAGCAATATCGCACCGGCATGATGAAGAACGGTCTTGGCTATCGTCGCTGGTTTGAGGATCAGACCGTTATCAAGCACACGACCGGCACCTATGATGGAACCGCGACTGTCGGCGCTGCGGGCCAGACGGGCAATAGCATCGTCACGACCGCGCCTATTGTCGGCACGCTCAACGCTGGTGATATTATCACGCTCCAGGGTTGTAACGCCGTCAACCGCGTGACCAAGCAGGACTTGGCGACGCTGCGTCAGTTTGTGGTGACCGCTAATGTTTCTTCGGGCGCGACGAGCATCCCGATTTATCCGTCCATCACGCCGGCCGTGGGCGGCCAGCCAGTCCAGTATCAGACGGTTACGGCCTCTCCTACCTCTGGCGGCCAAATCCTTCTGGTGACCAAAGCTGGTGAGGTTTACCGCAAGTCTATCGCCTATGTGCGTGACGCGGTGACGATGGCGACGGCGGACTTGGTCATGCCGAAGGCCGGCATCGTGGCTGGCGCGCGCTCGAATTATGACGGCATCGCCATGCGCATGATCACGGCCTATCAGATTGGCACTGACCAGGAATTCACCCGTCTGGACGTGCTCTTTGGATGGCTCTACGTTCGTCCCGAATGGGCGGTTGTCGTCGCCAACAAAGTTTAATATAATAGCGCCAGTGAACGCAGATGCGGGCATTTCGCCCGCATCTTTTTAAGAAGGTGGTCAATGATTGGTCTGAGCCGATACAATTACCCGAATGATCCTGCTACGCATACTGATTATCCGAAGTATGTTCATAAACGCGATGCGGATGGAAAAATCATTATCGATGCTGACGATCCTTTAGGCAAGCGCGCCAAGCATTCGGTTGTCGTGAATGATCCTGAAGAGGAAGCGCGCGTTGAGGCTGAATTGAATCCAAAGCCTGCGCCGCCAGCCAAAGCGACAAAATCGTCTGAGCCGAAAGAGCCGAACATTCCTCCTTTCCCTTCATCTCAAAATGCTCCGCAAAGCGGATGGAATAAGTAATGACGACTGCGCGCGACTTATGCACGCAAGCGCTTAAAGGTTGTGGCGTTCTAGGCGTCGGCCAAACACCGCTCGCTGAGGATATAAATGATACCTTTACAGCGCTTCGTCAGATGTTGGCGCAATGGCAACAGCGGCGATGGCTTGTGCCATCGCTTCAAAATATCAGCGCGGTCGGAAATAATTCCGCGTCAAATACCGTTGGACCGGGGCAATATTTCGACGTTTCTCCGCGTCCGACGCAGATTAAATATGCTTTCGTCAGATTGTTGACGCCACAGCCTCCTAATCAGGTTGATTATTATTTAGCGCCTTTGGCGAGTTATGAAGATTATGACAAAATAACTTTGAAACAATTAAACTCTTTCCCGGCCTACTATTTTTATGACAATCAATATCCTGTGGGCAATATCTTTGTTTGGCCCATTCCAAGCTCGCAATATAGAATTTTCATTACCGTTCAAAGCGCGTTAAATATTCCAACGTCCGTCAATTCCGATATGATTTTTCCTCCTGAGTATGAGGAAGCTATCGTTTGCAATTTGATCATTCGTTTATGCACGCTTGTTTACGATAGAGCGGTTCCCGCTGGCGTTGTTCAATTAGCCAAAGTCGCGTTGAACACGATTAAAAACAATAACGCTCAGATTTCAAATCTTGTTTCGCCGTTTTCAACTGGCAATTCTTACGGATATAATATTTATAGCGATACAGGTGCGTAAGAATGCGCATCCCGCTTTTAGCCGGTCCTTATCAATCGCGCTCGGTGATTGCATCAGCGCAAAAATCAATTAATCTTTTTCCGGAAAGCAATGCTGGTGATCCGCAAGCACCGGTTCCAGTCACGCATTATCCGACGCCGGGTTTAAAGCGCTTCAAAGAATCGGAAACAATCAGTGTTGTGCGGTGCATGTATCGTTCGACCGCTGGAAAATTATATGCGGTCATTGGTCCAAATGTTTATTATGTTCCAGAAACCGGAAATGAAGTTTTATTAGGAGTTATAGCAGACAAAAGAACAACGTGTTATATGGCCGATAACGGTTTGGCGATTGTACTTGTCGATGGCACTAGCACAGGCTATGCCATAGATATGTCCAACAATGATTTTGGAACTATCATTGATCCTAGTTTTTATGGGGCTGATTTTGTCGTTTTCTTGGATACTTATTTTGTATTCAATAGACCGAATACAAATCAGTTTTATATATCGCTTTCTTTGGTTAGCTATTCTTTGCTAACGTCAGGAACGTCTTTTGATCCGCTTGATATTGCGGCTAAGATTGGTTCTGCTGACAACATTGTGGGTATAGCGACTGTCAATCGCGTTCTTATTTTAATTGGCGTTTTGTCTACAGAATTTTGGATGAATACTGGCGCGGCTGATTTTACTTTTCAGCAAGTGCAAGGCGTCTTCGTTCAACATGGTTGCGCTGCGCCTTATTCAATTTATAGCGAAGACATTTCGACGTTCTGGCTTTCTCAGGATTTGCAAGGTCAGTGTATTGTCTTGCAAAACAAAGGCTATTCGGTTGATCGTATTTCGACGCATGCGATTGAATCTGAATTTCAAGCTTATATTCGGATAGATGATGCTATCGGCATGGGCTACCAACAAGGTGGTCATGCATTTTATATTTTGACTTTTCCGACACAAAACAAAACATGGGTTTATGAGCTAAGCACGCAGCAATGGCATGAATGGAATTTTACGGATGGTAACGGCAATCTTGTTCGCCATCGATGCAACGCCATGGCTTTCGCCTATCGTAAAAATCTGACCGGCGATTGGCAAAATGGTCTTGTTTACGAGATTGATTTTAATACTTACACTGATGATGGAAATCCAATTGTTCGCTTGCGAACATTTCCGCATATGATTGACGATGGAAAGCGCGTTACATACAAATCGTTTATTGTTGATATGCAGACTGGTACGATTGATCAAACGCCGACTAGCGCACCGGATTTCAATTGGGATTACAACAATGATTATGGGCCGCCTCTGCGCATTCCGAGTGCGGACGTAACTTTGCGCTGGTCCGATGATAAAGGCGTCAGCTATGGCGAAGGCATGATTCAGACTGCCGGCGCACAAGGCCAATATTTGACCCAAGTCAATTACAATCGCCTCGGAATGGCGCGTGATCGGATATTTGAAGTATCGTGGTCAGCGCCATTTAGAACCGCTTTAAATGGCGCATTTGTTGAAATAATGCCACATAGAACCTGATGGCTAAAATTCCTTTTCCTTCACTCATGTCGCCTTTGGTTGGACCTTTAGGTCAAATTATTCCGCCTTGGAATAATTATTTTCAACAATTCTCATTGCCTCCGGCTAAAATTCAAAATATCGCTTTGGGCGCTTCTCCATATAGTTACACCGCAAGTTCCGATGGAAATTTAGTGATTTCAGGCGGCACGGTCTCAAATGTTAATTTGACAAGAGGCGGCTTGACAATTAATCTGCCCACAAGTGGCATTATGCCAATGACGCAAGGCGACGTTATTCAAATAACTTATAGCGTTTTGCCAACAGTGAATTTTATTCCAGCTTGAGAGGAAGATCATGGGCGATAGAAAGGGACTTTACAAAGCCGTTGGCAATTGTGACTTAATTGTTGCGATTGATGATGAAACTATAACTTTGGAATGCGGAGAAGTTTTAAAGAAACCCGATAGAGATGTTTTACAACATCGACCTAAAGAAGGTAGAAGGCCAATGCAAATCGGAGATTATTTTGCCGAAATTTGGGAAGGCATCAATGTAGATACCGACGATCCTTATATTAGAATTCTATCGCCAGAAGTATTTAAACAATGGTTTTACAAGAGGGTTTAACTGATGAAATACTTCCAAAAGCTAGTCGGCGGTGTCGATACATTGCCATTGCTTCACGCCATTCAGCGTCAGCCTGATTTATGGGATGAAAACACGCTTCGCACGAAGCATCCGGGCACAGTCCATAGCCAAGTTTCTGATATTTGGCTGATGTTCAATGAACTGCCTAAGCCGAATGAAGAAGCGGTTGTTTTTGATGATAAGGAAGTCATTCCTTACCGCGCTTGGAATTTACTCCCGCAAGCGCGTCCATTGATCTTTGGTCTAATGGCGCAAGTTGGGGGCATTCGCTTGGGCCGCGTCATTATTACGAAGCTTCCTGTGGGCAAAAAAATTGATCCACATGAAGATCAAGGCGCGCCGGCGACTTATTATGAACGCTATCAAATCGCCTTACAATCATTGCCCGGAGCCTTGTTCAACATTAGCGATGAAACAGTCAATTTTCAAAGCGGCGATGTTTGGTGGATTAATAACAACGTTATTCACAGCGTTGTAAATAATAGTGCTGACGACCGAATTGTCATGATTGTTGATATTAGGTGTGCCTGATGATCACCGCGCAAATTGAATCTTTAACGCAAGGCTTGGCCGAATTAAAGCCTTTGCTTCCGATCCATTACAAGGAACTTTCTGAGCATCTGAAACATAATATTCCGCTTGATCCTCAATACGAGGCTTATTTGGCGAAAGACGCCAAAGGCGAAATATTATATGTGACGCTTAGAGAAAAAGGAAATTTGATAGGATATTTCGTCGGCTTTATTCAGCCCGGTTTGCACTATAAAACATGCTTAACATTGCAGTTGGATATTGTTTATGTTGTGCCAGAGCATCGCGGCAAACATGGCGGCGCTGTTTTGATGAAATGTATTGCCAAAGAGTTTCAGAGACGACGCGCTAGACTTTGGCTCATGGGTATGAAAGAAGAACATCGGCCTTGGATGGAGGCCCTTTTGACGGCTTGTGGTTTCGAGCCTTTCGAACGGACCTACGCCCTGTGGGCAGGGGATAGCTGATGGTTAAACAGTGGTCAAAACCTCCTGCCTTCACAGCGATGCAATTGCGTCAAATGCTTGATTATAATCCTGAAACAGGCGTTTTGACATGGAGAAAATGTGAATTTTTTTCAAACGCCAGAAATGCTCAATTTGGAGGCAAGCTGGCAGGCGGCAAAGAAGTTAACGGTTATATTTCCATTGGCTTAAATGGGCGATGGTATAAAGCCCATAGATTAGCTTGGTTTTATATGACAGACGAATGGCCAGATGATCAAATTGACCATAAGAATGGTATTAGAAATGACAATCGTTGGATAAACTTGCGTATTGCTACAAATCAAGAAAATCAGTTCAATAAAAACGCAAATGCAAATAATAAATGCGGTTTGAAGGGTGTGTTCAAATCTCATTTGATAAGCAAGCCTTGGAAAGCCAAAATAACAAAAAATGGTGCGAAATGTCATTTAGGCTATTTTGTAACAAAAGAATTGGCTTATGAAGCTTATTGCAATAAGGAAATTGAATTAGCTAATTTATTCGCTCATTCATTAAGGAGCGAATAAAATGGTTGCAACAGCCCTAGTAGGTGCAGCGGTTGTCGGAGCGGCAGGCACGGCCTATAGCGCCAGCAAGGCGGCCAGCGCTCAAAAGGACGCGGCAAACCAAGCAAACCAGCGCCTTGAGGCGCAGTATCAGCAAACGCGCGAAGATTTGTCGCCTTACCGCGATATTGGCGAGCAAGGAACGAACGCGCTTTCTGGCCGTCTCGATTTTCTAACATCGCCAATTGTAATGGATCAGGCCGCGTTAGAGCAGACGCCCGGCTATCAATTTACGCGCACACAAGGTTTGAAAGCTATTCAAAATAGCGCTGCCGCGCGAGGTTTAGGAGTTTCTGGAGCAGCATTCAAGGGCGCGTCTGATTTCGCAACTGGTTTGGCAAATAAAACTTATCAGGACCAATTCAATCTAGAAAATGCTAACAGGACAAATGCCTTTAATCGTCTAATGAGCGTTTCGCAGTTGGGCCAAAGTGCAGCAGCTCAAACTGGAAATACCGGCATGTCGGCCGCGCAAGGAATTTCCAGCAACACAATTGGCGCTGGAAACGCGCAAGCTGCTTCTTATAATGCAATGGGCGGTGCATTTGCGAATGCTGCTAATTCTGTTCCAGCGGCTCTTTATTATCAAGGCATCTACGGAAATTCAGGAAGCTCCGGAGGTTCTTCCGGTTCTTACAATTGGGGTAGATGATGGCGGAAGTTGACACATCTTCATACCCGAAAGCGCAAATTACCAATCCTTTGGATAATTTGCAAAAGATGGGTAATATTGCCCAACAAAAAATTGGCATTGACCAAGCGAAATTAAATTTGATTAACCAGCGCTATGGTATAATGAATCGCGAATTGGCTACGTTAATTGATGATCCAGAATTAAATTGGGATAAAATCAATTCTGTTGGTCAAAATGCTGTTAAACAAGGTTTGATTACGCCTGAAATGTGGGCGCAGCAAACTTCTCAGTTTGCTGGCAATATGGCAAATCCGCAAGCGTTGCGCACGAATTTGCAACAAGTGTTGTCGCGCAACATGACAACGCAAGAAGCTGTTAATTGGCATTATGGTCAAAACCAGCTTGTCAATCAAGGCTCGCAAATTCTTCCAATGTCGATTAGCCAAAACCCGAATGTTGGCGTACGACAAGCTGGTGCTCCAATTCAGCTTGGAACATCGCCTGAATTTCGAGCGCAGCCGCGTGAAGTTCAAACTCCATGGGGAACGCCGCGCCAAACCACGCAGACGGGCTATGAGCAAGGCGTGGGCGCGCCGAATAGCGGTCAGGTGGCTCCTTACCCTGCGCAGCGATCAAACGTGCTGGGAGGCCGTCAGAGCGCGCCTGCGAAGGCTTCTAACCCTATGGCCCCGCAAGCGCAGCCCAAGAGCCCTGAGGCCGCTCCAGCCCCACAACCACGCGCCGAAATTCCTGGTAATTCAGGCTATGGGCCATTGGAGCAAAAAGGCGTCGAAGAATATACAGCTTCGCAAAACAGAAGCAGCGCTTATCCCGCTGATATGACGCCGTTGCGCACCGCGATGGATGTTCTCAGAAAGATGAAACCGGGCGAAACTGGCGTTACGCGCGAAACCGCAAATATGTGGAAAAATGCGGCGACTGCACTTGGAATTGCTCCGGGCGACAAAATGGAAAAAGACGCCGCTGAATTTGAAAAATTCAGCAAGTCTGTTGCGCAATTGGCAAATTCAGCAAATCCGGGTAGTGACGAACGTTTGCGTTCTGCTTATTCCGCTGGTCCAAGTGGCGACAAAACACGCGAAGCTAATATGTATCTCACAACGCAGCTTATCGGTTTGCGCAATCTGCAAGAAGCCGCTGATAGAAATGTGCAAAAGTTAGTTGATAATGGAACCATTGGTCCAAAACAAGTCAAAGACCAGATTGCTAAATTTAAAAATAGCGTCGATCTGGTCGCATTTGGTTTTCCGACGATGCCTCGTGCTGCACAAGACGCTTATATTAAAGGTTTATCAAGCGAAGAAAAAAAGCGTTTTGCAACTAGTCTGATGAAAGCGAAAGAACTTGGAGTTATTGGGACACCGGCTCAGTAATGGCTAAAGACAATCGATCCTTAGATGACGATATTATTTCCGAGTTCTTAAACGAATCGGAAGACAAAGCGCCTTTGCGCATTACAGTGAAGCCTAAAAAACAACCTAGCGCGCAAGATAGCGATCCGGGCGAATATGCCATTGTAAAAGAATTTTTGAATGCGCCAGAAAATGAAGAAAAACCAGCGCAATCTTTGCCCACAGAGAAAACGCAAGTTTTAAATGAAAAAGGCGTTTTGTCAAATAGTTCTAATGAAAACGCCGTCAGCGGCGCTCTGAAAGGCGCTGCTACGGGCGCGATACGCGGCTTGGGGAACGCGGTCGGTTTTGCACAGAATGCAAATAATCTTGTCGATTATTTAACATCGCGCGCGGAAAGTAAAATTACCGGCCGCTCGTTGGATGAGATTAACGCAAAACGCGCCGAACAAGACGCGGCATTAAAAGCTGATACTTCAACGCTTGGAAGAATTCGCAATGCTACAAATCCGTTGAATGTTCTTCCAAAGCCAGAAGATATAAGCGGACCAATTTTAAATAAAACTGGCGAATATGAACCAACTTCGGCATTAGGCCGCGCCGCGCAATCTGGCGTCGAGGCTGTAACAACTGCGTTTGGTCCCGGCGGCGTCGGCGCTCGATTGGCAAACCCTATGGGTGTAGCGGCTCGTTTGCCTGTGACCGGAGCCACAATGCCAGCGTTCGGCAATGCTGTGGGCACTGTTGCGCGCGCAATTCCTGACATTGCTTTGGGCGGTGGCGCAGCGCAGGCGGTCACCGAAGCCACCGGCGATCCTCTGTGGGGAATGGCGGCTGGTATTGCTGCGCCTGCCGCAGTAGGTCGCGTTAGAAACGCCCTTGGCGGTTCGGTTGATCCTGAGCGCGCGGCGGTCGCACAACGCGCACGCGATTTAGGCATTCCTTTGGGCGCTGGAGACATTTCTACCAATCAGGCCCTTCGTTTCTTTTCTGACGTTGCCAATAAATTTCCAATGGCAGGCGGCGAACGTTATAGCGCTGCGAAACAAGCTGGCTTCAATCGAGCAATTGCCAGAGAAATGGGCGATAACGCCAATGCTGTTACGCCCGAAGTTATGGCAAGAACGAGAACGCGACTAGGGCAAGGTTTCGATAGCTATAAAAACGGTTCCCCTTTGAATGCTGATCAGGCTTTGCAAAATGATTTGATTCGCATTGGCCGCGAAGCATCGCAAGTTGTCGCGCAATCCGAACTTGAGCCTATTGTTACTCAAATGCGTAACATTGCGGCAAAAGTTGATCCGCAAAATTCTACCATAGCGCGCGAAGCTTATCACAATATTATTAAGAAGGGTGCACCTTTAGATAGAGCAATGCACTCAAACGATTCCAACATTAAATTTTATGCGGGTCAAATTCGAGACGCGTTAGACGGAGCGCTTGAGCGCTCAATGCCGGCGCATGAAGTGGCTGATTTTAGAAAGCTTCGCTATCAATACAAAGTCATGAAAACTATTGAAGATTTGGTTGAAAAAAGTCCTGATGGAAATTTGTCTCCTGCTTTGTTGATGGGCGCGGTTAGAAAGAATTTTGAGGGTATGGCTTACACTGGCGCTGGAAATATGGGAGATATTGCGCGCGCTGGTCAAATGATGAAAGCGCCGCCCAATTCTGGAACGCCAGAACGATTAATGTATATGAACTGGCTTAGTGGACCGGGAAAAGTTTCGACAACTGACATTGCCAATTATGCAATACCAGCGGCAGTTGGCGCGACTGTCGGACGCTTATTCAATAAAACTTTAAATTCTAACTTCTTGACTAATCGCATGATTGGCGTTGGCACAGGGCAAACACCCGGTGCAATCAATCTTTTGACGCGCGCGCTACCACAAGGGCCCGCTTTCGCGACGATGCCGGGCATACAAGCGTGGCCTCTTAACCCAACGGTCCCACAGACCCAAAACAACGCCCTTAGCAATCGCTAAAAGGAAAATCAAACATGCGACTTCTGCGGAATCTAATTGCCACAACCATTCTAGCATTTATATCTTTCCCTTTCACAGCCTTTGGCGCAAGCTTACTGCCAAATGGCGAACAGACTTTCTTGGGTCAAAACGGCGAACCGCTAGCGAGCGGCACTGTCACATTTTATATTCCAAACACGACAACTCCAAAAACAACTTGGAAGAATGCTAACCAGACAATTGCAAATACCAATCCGGTTATTTTAAACGGAAGTGGCCGCGCAATTATTTACGGCGTAGGCTCTTATCGCCAAATTGTCAAGGATTCTTTAGGTAATGTTATTTGGGATCAGATTACAAGCGATCCAACTGGCGTAGGCAGCACGTCATGGGGAGGCACTTCTAGCGGTAGCGCCAACGCACAGATTGTCGTCGCTCCTAGCTTTTCGAGTATTGACGGACAATCAATCTCATTCATCGCTGGCTTTACCAATAGCTCGGCAATGACGCTCAATCCAGGCACAGGGCCGATCAATGTTTTAAAAGATACAGCAAGCGGTCCGGTTAGTTTAACTGGCGGTGAAGTGGTCGCCGGCAACCTCATTCAGGTTGTTTATTCATCTGGAACCGGTGCTTTTCATCTGGTTTCATTTCCGCAAAATTCATATGCCAATCTTTCCGCGACAAATTTAACTGTGACGGGAACCGCAACGTTGCCAACAGCGACAACTGTGGGCGGGACAAGCGTTTTTGTTTCCGGCGAGATTAGGACGTTCGCCATGAATACTTGCCCGACCGGATGGCAAGAAGCGAATGGCAATGCTATTTCGCGTACAACTTACGCGGCTTTGTTTACAAACATTGGCACGACTTGGGGAAGCGGTGATGGCTCAACCACATTTAATGTGCCAGACTTCAGAGGATATTTCCTGCGAGGCTGGAGCAATGGCAGTAGCGTTGATTCTGGACGCACATTCGCTTCAACGCAGCTAGACGCTTTCCAAAACCACACATTCAATTTGTCTGTTGCCGATATTGTAGCAGGCACGCAACTTGGTGGTTCTAGCGTTGCTTTTGTTGTCGTCTCTGGTACTGCCGGAAATCCTGTCGCCAATGGCGCAGGCGCGCCGCGATTAGGATTTGAAACGCGACCTGTCAACAAAGCTGTTCTTTATTGCGTCAAACTGTGAGGATAAATTATGCGAATTGTTGACCATTGGTTAGAAGGCGCAACGCGAAAAATTACGCTGAATGTTGGTGGCGCATTAAAGCCTGATTTGCTTGTCATGCACTATACGGCGTCAAGTAATGCTGGAGGGGCTGTTTCTTGGTTATGCGATCCACGCGCTAAAGCGTCCGCTCATTTGGTTATTGACGAAAAGGGAAATATTACCCAACTTGCGCCATTCAATATAATAGCTTGGCATGCTGGCGTGTCGCAATGGAAAGGGCGAAAAAATATAAATCAATATGCAGTCGGTATTGAACTTTCCAATCCGGGTTTGTTAAATAAAACTGCTTCTGGAAAATATGTCGAAGCAATTGGTGGTAAAATTTGGTCGCCAGATAATGTAATTTTAGCTGCCCACAAGAATGACAAAAGCGGAACAATCAAGCCTTGGGCAAAATATACAGAAGCGCAAATCAATGCTGCTACAAATGCGGCAATCGCCATTGTTGACTTTTACAAAATCAAAGAGATAGTGGGTCATGATGACATTGCGCCGGGGCGCAAGATTGATCCTGGGCCGGCGTTTCCGATGGCCTCCTTTGTGGGCAAAGTGATGGGTAGGCGATGACGAAAGACGAAATCAACGCGGCTTCGCGCCACGCTGTAACCGCCCTGACGGCTGTTGTCGGGACGCTGGGCGCACTTGGCCTTTTGAGCGCCAGCGACTCCAAGAGCCTGACTGAATCCCTGACGCAAGTCGGAGGAGCCTTGAGCACTATCGCCACGGCGGTCGGCGTCATCGTTCCGATTGTCATGGGCTTTTTTGCGCAGAAATCTTCCAAACCTGAAGTTCAGCTTGAAAAGGCCGTGACGAATAATCCGCCTCA